TACTAAGTGCCATGGAAACCCTTGACGGCAACCCCGCAAAAATCACCGCCACCCACCGAGCCCGTAATCGCGCTGCACTTGCCGCCATCACCCCTGACCTATGGATTTCTCCCTACGCCTACGAAAGCTTCCTCATGGTCGACGCCGCGTGCGGCCGCTGGCTAAAGCAGCGCGCGCAACTACGGAGGCGCGCAAGTGAACGCACTGCTGATCACCTACCTCCTGCTGATTGTGCTGGCGATGATTGTCATAGCGATACTGGAGAATAACGACGGAGGCGCCGCCTAGCATGAAAAAGCAAATTGTTCCCAACGCGCCGGAGGTCGAGGCTGCGGTGCTCGGAGCCCTCATGTCGGAGCCCGGGATGATCGACGAGATCGCCGGCCTCAACGCCGACCTCTTTTTTACCCCTGCCAACGCGCAGGTTTTCGGCGTCATCCGCGACATCCGCGGAGCCGGCGGCGTTCCGAACATCGTGGCTGTGACGCAAGTCCTCGCCAGCCACGACCGCCTTGAGTTTGTCGGCGGCGCCGGGGCCGTCACCGATATGGTCGCCCACACCGCCGGTGGACCCGCTGCGGTCGAGTACCACGTCCAGACTCTCCGCGACCTCCACGCCCGCCGCGCAATTCTCAACGCAGCCGGCCGCCTGCAGTCTGCCGCATCCGATATGTCACAGCCCGCCGACAGCGTGCTGCAGGACGCCGGCGAGTCCGTCTTGTCGCTCTCCCTCGGGCAATCCACCGACAGCATGCGCCCGGCGTCTGCCATTGTGCCCGGCCTACTGGAGGAGCTGGAGAAGCTGATGGTGCCCGGGGCCAAACTCGGCGTGGAGACCGGCTTCAAAGCCCTCGACTACATGACCGGCGGCCTGCGCCCTGGGCAACTCACGATCATCGCCGGCCGTCCCGCCATGGGCAAATCCGCGCTCATGCTGAACATCTGCGAGAACATGGTCCGCCGCGGCGTCCCTGCGCTGTACTTCTCCCTTGAGATGCCCGCCAACGAGCTGGGCTGCCGCGTTGTCCTCGGACGCGCCGAGACCAACATCGAAGTCATCCGCAACGGATTCCTTGACCACGCATCGAAACTCCGCATCACGCAAGCCGCCGACCAGTTTGCCAGCGAGCCGCTTTACGTTGATGACCGCGGCGGCTTGACCATGCTTGATATCCGTGGCCGTGCGCGTCTTGCCGTCCGCCGCTGGGGCGTGAAGGTCATCTTTGTTGATTATCTGCAGCTGGTCAGCCACGCCGGAGCCCAGTCCCGCGAGAACGAAGTCGGCTTTGTCTCCCGCGGCCTCAAAGCCATGGCCATGGAGCTGGGAGTGCCGGTCGTTGCCGCCGCTCAGGTGAACCGCAACGCAGAAAAGGCCGTAGACAACCGCCCCAAGATGTCCGACCTCCGCGAGTCCGGCAGCATCGAGCAGGATGCCGATTTGGTCTGTCTTCTGCACAGGCCTGCGTACTACGCCGCTGACCAAGAAACTGAGCCCGATCCGCAGGATGCAGAGTTGATCATTGCGAAACATAGGGCCGGCGCCACTGGCAAGGTCAACTTGGTCTGGCGCCCGCGGCTGACCCGCTTTGAAAACGCGGCCCTCGGAGCCCGCACCACGGACACCGCCGACACCGTCTACGCACCGTCCCGGCAAATGCAGGAGGTCTTCTACCAATGAATTCCCGAGCCAAAGGCGCCCGCGGAGAACGCATGTGGCGCGATGAATTGCGTTCCGCATTCGGCGACTCCGGTATCCGCCGCGGCCAGCAGTTCTCGGGTCTCGGCGATTCGCCCGATGTCGTCTGCCCTTGCCTTCCTGACATTCATTGGGAGGTGAAGTTTTGCCAAGTGACCAAGGTGAAAGACTGGCTCGCCCAGGCTGTCCGCGACGCGAAGGACAAGCTCTTCCCGGTCGTCGCCCACAAGCGCACCGGCGAGGACTGGCTGGTCACCCTGCGCGCGGCTGACTTCCTGACCATCCTGCGCCGCTCCGATTTTCTCATCCCAACACAAAACCAAAAACCAAACACATGAAAACGAAAAGAGACATCATCGAACTCGGAACAACGCCGGTCGGCACCGCTGTGTACGCGTGGCTTGACAAGCCGGACCCCATGGGCAACGACAGTCAAAACTATGTTCCAAAATTCAAAGTCACAATCGACTTTGAACCAGAGGACATTGAGGACTGGCTCAACAATTTCAAGGCGAAGACCAAGGAGTTTGTTTCCGAAGAATCCAAAAAAACCGGCAAACAGTACGCGCCCAAGGAGCTTTGGTCCGAAGTCGACGGCAAGATCCGCGTTGTTTTTAAGTCAAACGTCAAGGCTGACGGCGGTCGCTACTTCAAGGTGTACGATGAAGACGTTAAGGAGACCGACCGAGCCATTTGGGGCGGCAGCAAGCTGCGCGTCAAGGCCCTCGGCATGCCTTACGCCATGGCAAAAGACAACGCTGGGATCAGTCCAATAATTGGCAAAATCCAAGTTGCTGAATTTTCTAGTGGCTCAGGCGGCGGCAAGGTCGATTTCGATCCGATCAAGCCCAACTTCAATACCGAAGAGTCGTGGTAGCCATGCCTATCAAAACAGCCGGGAAAAGGGGGGCGGCAAGGCGCCGCTCCCCTTCTAAAGCCGCCAAGCCCGCGGTGCCCGACCGCTTCACCGAAGACGGACGCAAGATCGTCCGCCTTGAAAAGACCAGGGCACACCAGAAGTATCCGCTGAAAAACGGCACCGACGTTCCCGGTGCCAGCACCATCGCCAAGATCGGCGAGGACACCAACGGGTTGATACACTGGGCATGGAATCTGGGCATGAACGGCTTGGACTACCGCAAGGTGCGCGATCAAGCCGCCGACATCGGCACAGTTGCGCATTTTCTCATTGAGTGTTTCCTTCACAACCACGAAGCCGACTTGAGCGAATACTCAACCGCCGACATTGAGCGCGCGTGGGTGTCCTTCGGCAATTTCAAGAATTGGTGGGACAGCGAAGGCTTCACCATCATTGAGCCCGAAGTCCAGCTGGTCTCCGAGGAATACCTTTTCGGCGGCACAATCGACGCACCCTCGCGCGACCGTGACGGCAAGGTAGTCTTGCTAGACTGGAAAACGAGCAAGTCTATCAACAACGCCCACCGGGTACAGCTCGCAGGCTACGAGCAGTTATGGAACGAGAATCGTCCAGACATGCCCATTGAGCGTCGCGCCATCGTGCGCATCGGCAAAGAGTCGCCAGACGACTTTGAGGTTTCGGAGCCAAGCAACATTGGCGCCTATTGGGAGGTCTTCAAGGCGAAGCTGTTCCTGCACTACGCAAATCTGCGCCTTAAGAAGGCCGCCTAACATGCGCACCGCCCAAACCATCCTGACCGCTGCGGCCACCGCCGTGTGCGGCGAGCGGAACGACAGCTACGGTGCACCGAGCGATGACTTCGGCACGCAGGCCGCAATGATCAGTGCCTACCTCACGCGCAGCAACGGCTACCCAGTCGTTGTCACCGCAAGCGACATCGCGGCGTTGATGATCTGCGTCAAGCTCGGCCGGCAGTCCCACGCAGCCAAGGCCGACAACTGGCTCGACATTGCGGGCTACGCAGCCTGCGGAGCTGAATGCGACGAGGCTGCCACCACTTAAATGCCTCCACGCAGAACCATCGCTATTGTCCGCAAGAAGCTCGGCCGCGAAAAAGCGGACGGGATGACCATGGGCGACGGCAAGGTCTACATCGATCCCCGCCAGTCCGGCGCGGACGAGCTGGACACGGTTCTGCATGAGCTAATGCACCACGTCTGCCCTGACATGAGCGAAGAAGCAATTGCCGAGAAGTCCGCCACGATGGCGAGGTCGATGTGGAGAGACAAGTGGAGGCGCGTCCACGAATGACCGCCGCCGGCTACATCCTCATCGGCCTCGCCGCAGGCGTAGTGCTCGGCGCCTTGGCAGCCTATGGCGGCATGTTCGCCTGGGCCATCCGCTACGGAAACAACGAAGAAGAATAACCATGAC